ATTCTAATTTCATAAGCTCAGCCTTTATAGAAGCTTCGCCCTGCATTTTTTGAACTTGAAATTCCATATCACTTTGTTGTAGTTGTACTTGTGCCTGCGTTTCTGCCTGTAACTTTTGCATTGCAGCCTGTGCAGCCATCTGTTGAGATTGCTGATTAATCTGCGCTTGTTGTTGTGCCGCAGCTGCTTTTGATTTTTCTTCAGCTTCCTGCTTTCTTTTTCTTTTAAGTTTAAGAACTTGATTAGCAACCTTTAAGTTTTTAATTTCTCTAATGTCAATTGCATCTTCTAAGTTAATAGAATCTCTTTGCAAAGCCATCTGGATGTTTTTTTCCAACATAGCTCTTTCCTCTTCGTCAGGAGTTACTTCTATAAAAATACCAAAATCACTTAAATATAAATTCTTAATTTCATTTAAAACTGAAACATTATATTTTCCAATTTGGTTTATAAATTCATCTCTAAAATCTGCATACTCTAAAACATCTGCAATTCTTGAAGATAATGCAGTTGCTAAATTCTGAGTAATACTTAAACCAGCTTGTAATATATGTCTTGTAGCTGTATTGCTATTTAAAGCAGCCATTTTCTGTAAACCTACTAATGAGTTTTCATCTGGCATTGATCCATCTCTAGCTTCATTTAATCCAGTTACATCTCTAATCATATTTAAATAATGATTATAAGTGCCAATTAAACTTTGAATTTTTGATTGACCAGAACTAGCAGTTAATTGCTGAATAGGAACTTTAGCTTGATTGTAATCTCCATCTTGAGTATAACTTCTACCAATAACACTACCTGTTTGAAAATACATTCTTAATGCGTCTTCAGGATTATAAGCAGCACCATTTCCTAGGTCTACTTCGTTTAATCCATCTGCATCTATAAACACACCGTCTGGTACCACCTTAGAAAGAACTTGCTGTAGCTTTAAATGAGTTATCTGAATTAAATCAGCAAAGGTTATCATACGCCTAACTAAAGACTCTAAAACACCTTTATACATTCTTGGCGCACACGCTATAAATTCAGGATATACATTTTGACTCGCTGATTGTGGTCTAGCCATATTCTCAGCCATCTCCCATTTAAGTATAATACTGGTCCCCATAACCATTACACCCTCATACCACACATCAATAGTTTTTGAAACTTTTTCAAATTTACCCTCTTCCATCATTTCAACAGAAGGATTAAATTCATCAGTTTTTTCAATAACTTTTTCAGCGCCTACGTTATTAATTTTCTTTTTATATGTAAAAGTGTTTGTTGTTTTGTAATTAAAAAACAAAACAGTAGCACTGTCTTTACTAAATAAACTGTTATTATAAAACTGAGATGTATTGTGGTAATCATACCAGCTCTGACTATATTTAGAAATTTCATCCATATCTTCATTTGTCAAAGTAGGATCTATTTTCTTTAATTCAATAATAGGTAGAGTTTTAATTTCACCCCAATAAAAACAATCTTTAAAGTGCGGATCTTCTGTGTAACTATAAACTAAGTTAGCTGGATCTACATAATCAATTTTAATTCCATCGCCTGGTAAAAAAGAATGTCTAGCTACAGAGATACCTAAAACTGTTTGATCGTAATCTAAACGTCTTTTAGTTTCTAAATATTTATTTTCTTCAAATACAGTATTAATAGCCTCTTCTTCCGCTATCTCTATCGATGGTTTGTATTTCATTTGCATATGCAAAGCAAGCTCCTCACTATTGTTAGGTAACTCATCTACATTACTAGAGAACGCATCTACATCAAAATCTTTGTTAACCTGAGTAATTAATTCTTTTGAAGCCATATCAGCAGCAATCATACGCTGATACTCATTTCTCCTGTCCATTGACATAGCATCTTGTGCATAGGCATTTACCTGAAAAATCCTATCAGACATACCATTAACAACAATATCTACAAACTTAGGTATAATAGGAACAGGTGTCCAATCTAAGTTAAGATAACTTAAATCACCATCAACCGATAATTCATTTTTATACTTAGAAACAGATTGCTCTCCTCTAGCGTAAAGTCTTAATCTATGAAAGTCACCCCATTGATTATAAAATCTATTTGTATTTCCGTCTTTCCTAAACCATTCGTATTGAATAGCTTGTCCTATTTGTAATCCAAATTCTAATGATTTCTTTACGGAATCAGAAACAAACTGACTTGGAAATCCTGTAGGATTAATGTCTATTTTTACATCTTGCATTTACCTTATAATTTTGCTGTAACTTCCCTTATTGTCATATCTTGCAAAGTTAAACTTTATTTTTGATTCTTTTTTAACCGCCTGATATAAGTGCTTCTGAATAGCCATTAAAGCCAGACCAGAACTGATAGTAGCATCAAACTTAGTTCTATTGTTAATATCAAAACGCGCCCAATCCTCTAAAGTACGACTAAAATACATATTTCCTATTAAATCAGGGTCTCTATAATCTCCACTAAAATCTAATCCTACGTGCTTTTCTATGTAAGATTCAATAGAAGATGCGTGCGATTGCTTTACATCTTCACTTGAGTTTGGTATACCACCTAATTCTTTTTCAGTTTTAGATAGTTTATTATAAGTTTTATCTGGTCTATTTATACTATACCCTCTATAACCCCTGTTTTTAAAATGATATAACAATCTAGGTTTATTGTTCTCCACTAATATTGGCATTCCATAAAAAACACAAGCCATTAATACTTCTTCAAAAAAGATCTCAGCTGTTTGTGGTCTAGCAACATACTCTAAAAAAAATTCATTACTTGGAGCGTCATCCATATTGAATCGAGTTACTCCGTGCAACGCACCATTAGATCCACCTCCACCTACTGTTCCTGATATATCATAACTATCACAGCCAAAAGCACCAATATGATCATTTCCTGGCTGCTTCCTTCCGTTCTTAATATAGCTCTTATTTTGCAATTCTTTTTTAGGTGTCCAGGAGATTAAAAACCTACCACGAGTATCTGGACTCCATAGAACTTCTCCGTCTTTTACCCCGTTTCTCCAGTTAAAATTACCACGAGTTAAAAACCTGTCTTTTATTAAAGAATCGTTGTAATCTATTTGTTGGTATATTTTAGTTAAATTAAATAATGACTGCTTACTCTCATCTCTAAATGCGTGAGACTCAGTTCTAGGAAATTGTCTGTAAAATTCATTTAAAGCATCTGCGTCGTTTTTTAAAGAATCTACTTCATTCTGCCAATACTGTACAGCAGATATTTTTATTGACTCTCCATCAATACCAAGTATCTCTTTAGAAACATCATTAATAACAGGCATACCATAAACATCTATAAATCCCTCCATATTATATTCCATAGGAATAAAAAGATTATATAGTCCGCTTTTAGTTTGTCCGTTAGAATTTCGTTGAGTAGTAGAAGAGTCGTTATAAAGTTTTTTAAAGTTTTCACCACCTTTGTCAAGTGCGTTTGATGTTGAACCCATCATACATTTCCCAATAACCTTACTACCTAATCGTAGACAAGTTTTAGTAACCCTCCAGTTGTTTAAAATATTACTAGGTCTTTCCCATTTACCACTTTCATCGTGTACTAGTAGCTTTAATTTTTCCCCATCATAAGAGTTGTCTCCTGTGTTCTTCCAGTCAATTGTAGTATCTAAGCCCTCTACCTGCAAGTCATCTTCTTCATACATATTTCTTTTTGTAATCTTAGAAGCTGGTACTCTGTAGGCTAGTTCTGTTTTTGGTTTATCCATACCATCTTGCACTGGCTTAAAAAAGAAAGGATAATTATTTGATATAGGAACTACTTTATCGGTAAACATTTTTTTAGCATCCGCCCCTGTTTTAGACAAAATACCTATTCTAGAATCTTTAGATATAGTTGCAATATTAGCACACTCTTCACTTCCCATATAAGAAAATCCAGAACGTCTAATTTTTAAGTAACATATTCCAAAACTTCTTTTGTCTGCCTTACAGGCTTCCCAGTAAATATAAAAAATTCTATTAGCCTCCCTAAAATCAGGTAGCCCAATATCTATTTTGGTCCACTGCAGGTACATATAGTGAGATCCAGTAACATAAGTAGGAAGACCATTATTCATAAACCAAAACCCCTCGTCTCTCTTGTCAAACTCTTGCTCAATGTATTCTACCCATTGATCTTTAAAGTTTGCAGAGGTTTGATGCCACTGAAAAATAGTTGGTATTTTTTTTAATAACTTAGGAACCTCAAATGATTCCCAGTATTGATCTGCTTTTATTTCAGATCTTCTGTATATTTTTTTTGGCTGTTCAGGTAAAGCGATTGCTAAACCATTTATAGAAATAACATCTCCTATTTTTCCAGACTTAGAAATTACAATAACATTATATTTTTCATCAAATCCATAGCTCCAATTTTTAGCTTTGTTCTTATTAGTAACAATACTTTTAGGAATGTAATTTGGTAATTTTACATATAAGTTATTTTGATCTTCTTTCTGCAAATCCTTGAGAGTTATTAGTATTCTTTTTTACGTCAATACCTTCTATTAAATTCTTTTCAGTTTCAATCCTAGTTAATATTTCAAAAGCATCAAATATAGCTAACTTCTTAGTAGCTGCTGCATTTTTTAATTTGTCAGCCGCTAACTCATCGTCTTCTCCATATTTAATTATATGTTCTTCAGCAACCTTTATAAGCTGCATAACAGCTTTTTCACCTGCCTTTATTATTTGTAATTTTATCTGCTTTACATCCATATTACAATACCATTGTTATATTACTAGTAAACATTCTATATAACTTTTCGCCATCAACCATAAAAGGATATTCGCTTGAAGGCTCATAACAAATAGTATCCCCTTCGTTTAATCCTTTAGCTAACAACTCAGCATTTATGTATTTTATAACTCCAGTTAAAGGTTCTTCAATGTTTGCGGCTTTAATATATGAATCTTTTTTTAATAAAGGCTTAACCATTACATATTTAGAATGACATTTCCATTCGTCTTTATGCTTGTACATAAAAAACTGGTCCATATCTATAAAGAATAAATTGTCTTTAAAAAAGCTTTTACCACTTCTTTCCTGACCTTTCATATCATTATAAAACTTAAATACGTTGTGATGAACTAAGAGAATATCTCCTGGGATTATTTCTCCAGTATATCCTAGAGGGGTACTAACAACTTTTGCAAACCTATTGGAAACGGTATGATCTTCTTTAGATGAACTCATAATTAAGTTAACATCTCCTATCTTTTTAATATTATCATACCTTCTTCCATTGTCTGGTTCTACAATGAAATAAAAAGGTGACTTCATTAGAAATTTATATTATATTCGATTGAAATTGGAATATTAGAATTAAACTCTTTCCACAATAAAATCTCATTAGATTTTTCAATCCAGATTTTATAAGAATCTAAGTTAACATCTTTTTGTATTAAATGGATTTTATAATTTCCCCCAAGGACTTCCTGCCCAGCTATGTAATGCATAGCACTAGACTTGTAGTCTGCCCCTATAGAAATTTTCCTTATGTCCATTCAATTAAAAAGTAGAGTCTAATTTTAGTTTTCTGTAAGTAATATTCACGTAAAGAGTTCCATCTCCAACCGTAGCATTTCCACCTGATAAAGTTATAGCCGTGTCAGCAGGTAAAGTACCACTAACTGGCTGTATTTTATATACAGTGTCAGTTGCTGAATTTAAACTAGCTACAGGCATTGTGCCAGCAATATAAGTTCCTATTTTTAGACTAGCGACAGTAGCAAAATCAAATGCCGTTGTGTTAAAATCCATAAAGATAGAAACGTTAGTTATATCATAAGCATATCCCGCACCAGGTGTTGCTAAAATTGTGTATGGAGTCGATAGAACTTGCAAGTTAGCCGACGAAATAGCAACAGTTAATTTTACCGTATCTACACCTAAGTAAGCTTGTAAGTTACTTATAGAGCAGTTTTTTGTTGCGTTGTCGTTTTCAGCATCAGTTAATATAAAATAGTCAGCTCCTTCTGGGGCGATTATTGGATATGATGATGTATTGCTAATTCTTGCCATAAATATTATTTTTATTCTATAACTTCTGCTGTTTCAGCTGGTTGATTTTCTTTTACCTCTCCAGTAGCTAAATCAATAACAGAATTTAATCCGTATTTTTCTCCTAACTCTTTTTCAACTACTGAAAATTTATCTTTAATAACATCTAAATCTTTAGTAAATAAAACCTGTTGATAAACTGAATCAGCTAGTTTTAATTTTACTTGAGTAAATTCTTGATTTAAAGCTTGTAAATTTTGTAGTTCTTCTGGTGTTAATTTTTGTGACATTTTAGATTTTTTTAAATTAGATTTATTTACAAATATACAAATTATTATTTAGTCTTCAATAACATCTTCCTGTACTTCTTCTTCAACTGGAGGAACAGGTGGCACTGGGTTTTGCCAAGTAAAATATAAATCTTCGTTTACTGGTATAATTTGAGACTCAATGTCTGCAGCAATACTCGCTTGCATTTGATCTACGTCTAAAGATCCTTCTAACCATCCAATAACTAGAGCTTCAAAAGCTTCCGTGTTTTCATAAGGCGTAAAAGGTTCACCTGCTACATACGCGTAGCTTTGTGTTCCGATATTAGTACTTGAATAAGTTTGTCCTCCAGATTCTTCAGAACCTGTGTATCTGTAATGTACTGTGTAGATTACGTTGTCTTCACCCTCTGCTTGAATGTGAGCATTCATTTGTGGGATATCCCATTTGTAAGTAATTGCCATAATTTTATTTATTTATTTATTTTTAAAGTTAATATTTATATTATACAGATGTCAACAGATCCTACTATTCCCGTGTTAGATCCACCTATTGGTGCAAAGTTTACAGTATATACGCCACCACCATTACCATTAGTAAGAAACCATCTTCTTTCACCTCCACTCACTTTTGTTGTTCCCGCAGAGTTACTATAAACTGTATCGCCTGTAGTTGGATAGGTGCCACTTCCGTCGTGATAAAATGTACGATCAGACGAGCTAAAAGTACAAGCATTTCGGGCTACACCTGTTGTATTGAATGCTGTCACACTTGAACAATCTTTATCGTATCCGTACCAATCTGACATTCTATATGGGTAAGCTATAGGCATAATTTATGTTTTATGGGCATTGACACCCGTTTGTTGTTACTACTCCAGATGTATTAACTGATATATTTGGGCAATCACTAGAGGT